TGGGCTCGGAGATGTGTATAAGAGACAGATTAGATTTTAGTTATATAATTAATTACCATTTTTTCGATGAACTTATGTTTTTTCAAGGACCTTCTCATTACTTGAGTTTAAAATCAGTTATAAGATAGTTATAAGAAAATCTCCTTTATTAGCATAGAAAGAATGTCAAATAACACAATTTTTGCTATAAATGACGTAGAGCCGATGCAAATTGCATCAGCTCTACGTCGTCTTAATTAATTAGTTTTCAGTCTTTTAGACTTTAGTCGGGGTAGCGGGAGAAGGCTCCCCACTAACCCAGCACTGATTATTAATCTTTTAGCAATATGTATAAATGTCTATTTGTCATTTATTGTCTATTATTGTCTACTCATTTATCACACTGTACCAATGAAGTTACATTTCCCTATCAGAGTTTGCTCAACCTCATAGTACTGTCTTTGTGTTCTGATTCTTAAACCATTAATTAAATAGAAACATGCTTTATCTCCATCTTTACGCACCGCTACGATATGAGATATATTAATAATAAGAGTAGCTTCGCGATTCAGGATAGAATTCATTTCATAAAGCTCTCCTGTAACCTCAATAAATGAATCTTGAGGCGTCTCAAAACTTATTCCATTTTCCATGTCCTATTTATTATTTAATAGAATTTGAATTGTTCTTTCCTTTTCGTCGATAATAGCCTGTTTTTCGTGAAGTAATTGCGTAAGGTGTTGTATTTCCTTCTGACATTCACTTAAAGTGATATCTCCAGACACCTTATTGCCATTACCATTTACATTATGCCCAATATGCCATCGTTCATCTATTTCGACTTCACGATCATAAAAATAGTCGATAGGTACCTGAAACTTATCTGCTATTTTTTCAAGTTTATTAGAACCAATTTCAGAGCCCTTATTTAAGAAATTGTTCAGTGTCATAACGGATATCTCAAGCTCCTCACAAAGTTTGGTCTTTACAATTCTTCTTTCTTCAATCAATTGAGCTAATTTATCTGGTCTAATCATAAACTATTATTTATATTTTGTCTAAACAATAAATAATAATACTATTATAGCAAATAATTCTTTGCTGAATGAATATTATTATTTATGTTTGCAGTATAAATATAGCACTAAAAATTGTACTAATCATGGAAAAAGAACAGAAAATTGCAAAAATGGTATTTAAAGACTACTATGATAGTTTACCAGATGATAGTAAGGAAACAATGCGAAACCGTATTCTTGCAGAAAGTGGAATGTCTTATACAACTTTCTATTATAAACTTCGGCATAATACTTTCAAACCATTAGAGGAAAGATTGATAGATAGAATAATTGAAGATATAAAACAAGTAATGCCATGTTAGCCAATATTGAATTTTATAACACTCCAGATGGGGATGTTATAATTAAAGAAGTCAACCAGCCTGCACGTCGCTTAAAAGAAGAAGATCGCGAGCTCATATCCCCTATGCTTACAATAATCAGTGATCGTTATCCCAAAGCTTATGCAGCATTGATGGAACTATATTCAAAGCGTACAATGAATAAAACATTCTTTGAATACTCTGTCGTTCATCGTTTTTGTCGCTGTAATTTTGGCGAATACGATCAATTTAGTCATGATATTGATTCCAATGGGCATTTCATTTTTGAGGAGGTGAAATGCCCTCTTCGTGGCGAGTGTCAATTAGAGGGAGTTGTTTGTAAACCTGAAATTGATACCAGTCTGACAGATAGAGAGATGGAGGTGTATCGACTAATTGTTGCAAACATTCGAACTGAAGACATAGCAGCGAAACTTTCCCTTTCCAAATTTACCATTATTCGGCATCGAGAAAATATAAAAGCTCGCCTGGGACTGCATGACATACCGGAAATGATAACTTATTGGCATGTCCACCATCTTAAATAAAAGCGGTGTAAGGTTATCCGGGTTCGATTCCTGGCTCCGCACGATGATTTACTAACTTAATAAACAATACAATGAATATGATAGAAGAACGGGATAAAGCAATGAGGGAGCTTATTAAGTACGTTGAAGCTGTTTGTAAAGAGTATGATATTGCAATAGTACTGAATGTATGTGTTGATCATGAAATTGAAAAAGGCACTATTATACAAAGCCTTGCACAATATGTATCTGGAAAAAGGGAAACACTAATACGTATGCTTGCAGGAGCAATTCTGCACTCGAAAGGTTTTAGAGCATTATTGATTGATTCTTTTGAGCTTTCAGAAAAAATGTCTACAGGAGAACTTGCTTTGAAAAAGGAAAACATGAATTGAAAGAAAATACTCAGTAAAGGGTAGATTGTATAATTAATAATTTAATATGCCAGCTGAAAAGGACAGCTGTTGGGTCAGCCCCAGGTTAGGGTTTATAGTACCGGGGTGGTTCCCGGTACTTCTAAAAAGATAGAAATGAAGAAATTTAGATGCACTGTTACTCGTACAGACGAGTACATTATAGAACTGGATGAGAAGGTTCTGGATGAAGAATGGATGAAAAATTTTGCAGAGTATATGTACAGCTTTAACACCTTAGAAGAACATGCGGAACATATTGCACAGTATCAAGCAAGACTTGGAAGTGACTATGTATTCATTGAAGGTTATGGCTATGTGAAAAGAAACGGGGAACTACCGTACGGTTCCGAGGATTTTGATAGCAAAGGAAATTGGCTTCCAGAAGATCAGCGCCGGCAACCAGCAGAAGGAATAAATATCGTTATAGTAAATGAGGATGGCGATTGCGAAGTAGAAACAGAAGAATTAGAGTAAAACTAATAAGAAAGGAATAGATTCAATGAAACAGATAGAAATAGAAGTAGATTGGAATGATGGTGACTATGAAACGATTCGCAAAAAACTGAGCGATGATAAGTTAGATTATTTCAGACCATTGTTTCAGGCAATATCCAAGAAGGGTAAAAGACATAATTGGGTACAGGAAGAACGTGAGGGTTATCTTGGGTCTTTGATAGATATGTATCCTGATATTCCCGAAGAAGTTCTAAATGAATTTGATGAAATATTGAACTTATGTTCTGGTGATTGTCGTGGATGGATACACACAATCTGTAGCATTCAGATTATTGAAATAAACGTTGTTGAAAATTTGGTATAATAATGACAATTTAGATATGAACACTTTTAAAAGTAAAGCAAGATGTCCTAAATGTGGCTGTACTAATCTTATTTTGATGGAAATAAGTATTGCGTCTACAACTTTTGTTCAATCGGTTGGATATGTGGCTAAAGATTCATCCTACAATGAAGTAGGAAATATAATCAGACTTGAAGGCAAATGTAATAGATGTAATCATGGCTGGATTTTTAGAAATGCGATTCAAATAACAGACGTGTTAGAACACCCAGAGAAATTTTAATCAAAACTAATGAGATGGAAGCTAAATTTAAAATAGGAGAAACATTAATAATAACCAATGATCCCGATGAATCGAAAAGAGGTAAGGAAGTAACTGTCGTTGATACTTTCCATTTCGTCCGGAAATCGAAAGTGACTGAATCGGTGGTTGATCTATGGGAATATAAAGTGGAAGATGGGATAAAGCCAATAGGATGGATTCCTGAATACCATTTAGAAGCATTATCTAAATAAATAAAAATATGATTATAGTAAGAAGTGAGCAAGAAATTTTTGATTTGCTCAATCAATGTGCAGAAGCGGAAGAGACTGGTTCTTCCATTTATCCTGGTATGATTTACGAACAAGGCATCAAAGCTGCGATTGAATGGCTTGTTGGAGATATTGATAACCATCCAATTAATGAATAATAAGTATCGAAAGGAGCCATAAAATGGAATTAGAAAATAGTATTTTTCTTTTAGAAACCAAAAAGAGTAGGAAACATGAAGATACAACCTATTGCATTGGTGTACATCGGTTAGGAACTCCAAATATGGAGTTTATAATAGGAGAGACTGACAATGACCGGGAGTATGTAAAAGGAGATAAGGTCTCATATATTTATAATGCCGATTATGTAGATAATCTGCAAAACGCTTTAGATTGGCTGAACAGTGTTAAGTAACTAACGAAAAACAATAATATGTATAGCACAAGAATTTTTGAGCTTGCCATGAGCATTTGCTCTTATAAATTAGACCAGGTATTTTATGGAGAAGGGGCTACTGTTCGTCAAGTATATGGCCAGGTCCCGGTAGTACAGAAGGTCACCATCTCCGGAAAGAGAAAAACAGTCACCAAATGGAAATCGCTTCGTTGGAACGATGCCGGGCAATGCTTCTCCCTATATTCCACCCAACGTCAGCGGAATTACGATCTTCCCCTCCGGAGCGTCGAAGAACAACAGAAAATGAGTAAAGGCATGCGGCTGATGTATTTGGATGTCGATTCTCGTGGACTATTTTCAATTAATGATATTTCAATTAATGAACTTGAGTCATTACTGAGGATACTGCAGACTTTTCATAATCCGAACGCAGCGGCACAAGAATGTCTTTCTCATGATCTTTTCAAACGTCTACATTCGCAGTATCATAAATTGCAGCACAATGGACAGCCTTATCAAATACCGAATGGAGAACCTCGACTGGATCGACCAGTTCCTGGCGGTACTGGGACCAAATGAATTCCAGAGCTTTGAGAGTCGAGTTTTCAAAGCTCTGGATAAACTTCAGGTTGGGCGGTATTACGATATTATCTCCTCTGTTATTCCGTCCCAGCAGGAACTATTTATTAAGTTCTGTTGCTGTTATATCGAGCGACACCCGGAATACGAATTTAATGATGATTACACACAAATATGGAGGAAAGAAAGCTATGAACAATGGAAGATGGCAGCCGCACGAAGATCAGTTCGTAAGAGACAACGCTAATAAGATGACTCCAGAGCAGATGTCTGAGGTTCTGAATCGTTCACCTTTGGCCGTACAATTGTATATGCATCGGAAACATATTGTTGTTGGCCAGACAGTCAAAAGAAACCTGGTACAAGAGATGCTCCGGATTAAGTTCCGGCATCCGGAGAACTTTATGCCAACCCGCACTTTTTATCGTGAAGTTGGCATAAATCAAATGCGTTGGTGGGATATTTTTCACGGACGCAAAAATATTAATCAACAAGAGTATCTCGCGCTATCCAACTACTTTGGAATTACCTTAGAAGAAGCCTTTGCAGCGCGTCAACTCTGTATATTTGAAGAAGAAAGCAATGATTGACGAAGAATTAAAACAGCGTATTAAGGAGGCAAACGAAATAGTCGATGTTATTGGCCAGTTCGTTTCTCTACGTAAAAAAGGCATTAATTATTTGGGGATATGTCCCTTTCATCCGGATAAACACCCTTCTATGGTCGTCAGTCCCTCAAGGCAAACTTATAAATGTTTTGTCTGCGGCAAAGGTGGAGATGTTCTTCAGTTTGTTCAGGATCATGAGGGGATGTCCTTCAATGAAGCTCTTACCTGGCTGGCCCATCGTGTCGGAATAGAGCTTCCACAGCGTGTCATGACAGATGATGAGATGGCTAAAGCTAAGGAACGTGAGTCGCAGCGCATTGCTTTGAAAGGAGCAACAGCCTTTTTTCAGAAACATCTTCCGGATGCGCAATCCTACCTTTACTCACGTGGGTATAAACTTGACAATGGAATACTGCAGGATTTTAAAATCGGTTATGCCCCGGAAGGCAATATTGCCAAAAAAGAACTTCTTGAAGCTGGCTTTACCCAGCAGAGACTTCTCGAAGTTGGCGTTCTGGGCGAATCGGAGAAAGGGTTTATCTACGATGTCTTTCGTGATCGCATCATGTTCCCGTTCTTTGACCTGAAAGGAAACATTGTCGGATATTCTGGCCGTTATATTACTCCCCAGGAAAAAAGTGGGAAATACATTAATACAGGGGATACCCCTCTTTTCAAAAAAGGACTTCACTTATTCGGACTGTACCAGGCACGTGATGCTATCTCTCGATATGACAATGTTTATCTGGTTGAAGGCCAGTTCGATGTTCTTTCCATGCACGATGTAGGTGTTCGCAATACTATTGCCGGCAGCGGTACTGCCTTAACTCCTGAACAAATCCAGCTCATCGGACGCTTTACCAAGAAAGTCACTCTGATATATGATTCTGATACTGCAGGAATCAATGCTTCTCTTAAAAATTGCGAGGCATTGCTTGCTGCAGGTTTCCAGGTGAGTGCTGTTCCTCTTCCTAATGGGCAAGATCCGGATGATCTTGCAAGGGAGAAGAAAACAGATACCGGGAAGTGGATCATGAACCATCAAATGCATTTTGTCCGCTACTTTGCCCCATTATTGCGTGGTGATAATCCGGTAGAGGACCCGAATAAAGAAGAAGAGGCCATGCAAACCCTCTGTGAACTTGTTTCGGTAATTCCTTCAGAAACCCTCCGTCTTAAATGTATTGAAGCAATAGCCAACCTTTTTGACACCAATACTGAAGTGATCCAACGAAAGGTAAATGAGACTTTACGTAAAAAGAAGACAGCTTCGATCAAAGAAAAAGACCTGATGCAGCCTGGCATATATGGTATTGAAATGCTTTCAGAAACTCGCTCCGGAAACGAACCTTGCATTCTTACTTCAGATTATCAGGAATTTCTCACTTTATATGGAGACGAACCTATAGTATATGTTCATGGCATTCCGGGAATGAACGATATCCAATTACTCCGTCAAGCCGGCCAAATGTTTACTACAGATAGTGATGGCCTTACAATTTCTAAAGATGGGACAGAAGCCGATTATTTGGCTGCATTAGCTACAATGTTTCGTGGAGGTATATCCAACATCACTGTGACGGTTGAAAGGACAGCGGAACCCGACGATGAAGACGAGATTATAGATGACGAAGACCTGGAAGATGAAGATAATGTGATCGAGGCCTATAACTTTGCAAAATTTTATGTCTATCAGCATAAGCTATTCTTCAAAAATTTTATAGGAGAGCGTTCGCCTTATATTGAACGTTGTGCCGAGATTATAAGCTATGCTGATGATTCTGTACGTATAATCAATTACTCATACTTCTGTGGCTGTTTAGGGCTGATAAAACAGGCTCTGACTGAAATTCTAAAGCCATATCTGGCCAAGCGCAAATCTCGTATGGCCATCAATGCTCAGCGTACAGATGATGACTATGTAGAGGAGAGCTATGATCCTGATGAACTTCCCCGATATGTCCAGGACAATCCGGAATACATGCAGATGTTTAATCAATGTAATTTCTATCCAAAGCTGAATAAGCAGGGAGAACCGGTCTGTTACCTTTTTAAGCAAGAAAAATCAGGTCATACGATGGTAGGCGACTTTTTTATGACTCCTTTGCTACACATTTATTCTGATAACGACGAAGATAACAAGCGTGTCATTAAAATAAATCGACGCTACTACAAAACCCCTCTTTACATAGAGGTTCCCTCCAAAGCTCTTGTTAAGAAGAGCACCATTGAGGAAAAACTAATCATGTTGGAAGCTGTCAATTTCACCAACGGTGAAGAGAAGCATTGGACCAAGATTCGCGAATATATGAGCCGTCACTATGTGAAGTGTACCGAAGTTGTTACTTATGGTAATCAGCAAGAAGACGGTTTTTCTCGCCGCGAGGATCAGCAATTTTTCGCTTTTGCCAATGGTATCTTCCATATAGTCGATGGTCTTGCTCGCTTTGATCCCGTTAATGAGCTCGGAGTCGTCACTCACCATAAGGAGAACTATTATTTGCCGGCATTTTCTACAATTTACGCAGGTTCTGGCCGGAAAACTGATAAATACGAGCTTATTTCTCAACTTGTATATAAAGAAATTCCTGCAGATAAAAGATGCTCATTTGAAGAGTGGGCTTCCCTGATGGATCGCGTATATAAGATTAATGACAATGGAAAATGGGCTCTTATTTATGCTATAATGTGTGCTTTCCGAAGCAATATTCACTGTATCGACCGTCTTTTTACCGCTCCCTTTTTTATGGGGCCTATGTCATCGGGAAAAACACAAATAGCGATATCCATCCGCTCCTTGTTCATTTCCCCTAATATTTCTATATTTAATCTGAATACCGGAACTCTGCCAGCTCTCTCTTCATTGCTTTCTTCTTTTAGGGATGTTCCTGTCGTTCTTGACGAGTATAACAATAAGGATATCAATGACCAGATGTTCCAATATCTAAAACAGTCTGTTTATGATGGAGAAGGCCGTCAGAAAAGGAAAGCAAATCAGGGTAAAGATATAGAAATAGAAAAGGTTTTTGCACCGGTAGTTATCTGTGGGCAGGAAACGCCTCAGAGAGACGACAATGCTCTTATGTCCCGTATCATTGTTTGTGAGGTTCCCAAAGCAAAGAATCGCACACCGGAAGAGATTGAGCTTTTCAATAAGCTGAAGGAGATTGAGGATCCATCAAAGAGGGGCCTTTCGAATGTACTTTTCGAGGTTCTTCAGCTGCGTCCCTTGGTTATGCAACATTTCCGGATGCTTAAGCAAAAAGCTTATGATGAACTGAAGAAGGAGCTGATGAATTCCGGAGAGATCGATCGTCTAATGAAAACGGCTTCATTATTTTTAGCAACATGTAATCTAATTGAAAATTATACAGATATGAAATTACCATTCACTTACAAAGATTTTTTCAAAATCGCATGCAACAAGATTAAGTTCCAGGTTGAACTGATTTCTAAAACCGACAAGTTGGCCAGCTTCTTCAAAGCAATGGATGTTATGATCGATTCCAAGGCAATAAAGGAAGGTCGGGATTTTGCCATCGACACGCCGGAACGGTTTACGATCAAACTTCCTGGAGGGGAGAAAAGGGAAATACCTATTCCTGCAGGAACTCGCGTATTGTTTCTACGTCTCAGCACCATTTATACCCAATACGCTCGATCATCGTACAACCAGGAAGATTCGACTCAATCTACCATCGAGCAGAACCTACGTTCGCATCCCAGTTACATTGGATTGGTGCATGCCCGCCGCTTTAATTGGTATGATGTAGTCGAAGTTCCACGCGGTGGCTTTGAGGAGAATATTCCCAATGAAACAGGCATACCTATTAAACTGAATAATGATATGGTTCGTAAGATGGAAAAGAGAAGTACTAATTCAAGCTGTATAGCTATCAATTACGAACTTTTCAGAGAATTGTATGATATTGACTTACAGCGCAATCCGGAGGAGGATATCCCGACTGCTAATCCGGACAATGATCCTTTGGGAGTTGCTGATGCACCTCAACCCCTTGTTCTTTAGTGAGACAAATTCTATTCTAAACTCTCAAGCAATTATTCCCGGTGGCCACCCCATTGGGAATAATTGCTTTTTATATTCTGATTTGCGGACATTTCGTCGAATTCATCTAAACCAATGTTATACTATCTATCTTTCTCAAATCCCCCGGACCCCCTGAAACAAAAAAGAAAGCAAAGGAGGCAAAGTTTTGAAAAGAAAACTTTTCAGAAATACCGTCCAACAGTCCAACCGTCCAACAAGGAAAAACATTTTAAAATGTAACTCCCTGTTGTATAGTAGTATATATTTTCTTTTTAATTATATATATATACTACATAGGTGTTGTTTTGTAGGACGCTGTTGGACGTGTTGGATTGACCGTTTTCAACCATCCAACATTCGGCATCCAACAAAAAAGAGAAATAACGCAGTTTGTTGGACGTGTTGGACGTCCTCCAACACTATTTTTCTTTTGGTAAATTTGTGTAACTAAATAATAATCAGTAACTTTAATAATCCTGTTGGACGGTTGGACGGTAGGATGAGAAAATGAACAAAAACTATTTCAAAAATATATTTAGAGGAAACAGCCATGATTACAACGAGCATTATGATTACACCTTACCTTGCTGAATATCTGCGTGGAAAATATAATAATGGCGCAGATGAACCCATTAGAATTCCTGACAATACAGATTTGTATCACGTTATTTGGACCCTGATGGCCCGTCGTCATCAGAATCAATCTCCGGTGGACAATGGCAATCTTACTATTGTTCTCCCAGACCGACGGATAGGAAAGGACCCACAAGTCTATAATTACCTTTCTCCACGAGCTGCCAAGGTCATAGAGAATGAAGTACGTCGTATGTTCAATCGTGACCTTCACACCGCTATGGATGAGAATGACTTGAACGGTCATGAGCTTAACAACCTCGATATCGTTCATAAATTCCTGTGTTCCTACTGTATTGACAGCATTACTGAAGATGCCTTGCTAAAAAACTTCTACCGGTGGCGGGAAAACATTCGGAAAAGAAAAAGACGTCGAGAGTATAAAAAGAAGTTAAAAAGGGGATAAAAAATCACCTACCGAACTATGCATTTTGTCCCAAAATGGCGGACAAAATGTCCTATGTGTGGCGAACTTATTGAATATCAAATAAATATAATCATTATGAGAGAATTATCCATCCAACTCAATGTATATCCTATCGCCAAGATGCGTCAGGATATCTATCGTTTCATTGCCGATGAATTTACTTTTTCGCCGGTACCGGAAGATTCCGAAGCCGGCAGGTGCTACAATTGTAATAAAGAGATTACAGTCGATCTTCCACCAGCTGACGTTATCTGTGATTTTTCTTCGGGCAAGTTTGCCATTATAGAATTTCGGGATACCCGGTACCGGAAGTTCAGTATTGGGGATAATAAGATACCAGCCATCGTATCCATTTCTCCGAATCTTAACTCCGCTACGCTGAAAATTGAGTGTAAAATGCTCAAATCGCCTCTCCTGTAGCGTCCTTCACCCCCTTCTGCAAGCTGCTTATCTTCGCTGAAAAGATATGCAATGAACAGAACTTTTCTCCGACAGCTTCTTCTATCAAACACTCAACAGCTTCTCATCTCGGCAGAAGGCTTCACTTCTGCCATGATGGATGCTTTCCCTTTGATAGCCAATGACACACCCACACCATCGGCTTTCTTCTTCGATGATGATCCGCCTACATATAAAGACTTAGCAGATAAAGCCCTCGCTAAAATCCAGCAACAACTGCATGCACTTTCCGAGTTCCAAGAAGTAACCCTTACCAGTGATTTTTCTTCCAATGAACTTCCTGAAGGTAGTATCGCCTACCATCGTATCTGGGGTTTTATCACTGCTGATAGTCGTTGGTATTTCTCTTCCAAGCAATTTGAACGGGATATCCTGGATGCTGAAGCTAATCCGGCTATTTCTTGCCACTTCATTCATGCCAACTCACCAGGTGGTGAAGCCTGGTATCTTGATAGACTCAGCGAGACCATGCGTTCGTTGAATAAGCCCATCATAACCCTTGTAGAGCAATGCGATTGCTCTGCCTGTTATTACATCACTTGCCATTCCAATGTTATCGCCGCACTTACAGCCAACGAAGTAATTGGCTGTATCGGTACAATGGTCGAGACCTATGACTTTAGCGGCTATTATGAGAAGCTCGGCATTAAAATCATTAGGCAAACCGCTGATAAATCAGACCTCAAGAATAAGAAGTACAACGACATGCGTGCCGGAAAACCGGAGCAATATGTCAAAGATGTGCTAAACCCGCTCACTGAGCAGTTCCTGAACGAAGTCCGTACAAGCCGTCCGGAACTGGGTGAGCTCCCGGAAGACGATCCTGTCTTCCGGGGCGAGACCTTCGATACAACTCATGCCATCGAAAAGAAACTCATTGATGGATCCATGACCTTCTTCGAAGCCGTTGCCAGCGCTGTAGACCTTGGCCGGAACTACACCAACTTGGAAACAATCAAAAAGAACGCTCTCAACTATTTATAACTTAATTTTTTCATTCACATGAATATTAAAGAAAGAATTCAGACCGTCCTGCAGAAATTGAAGCTGCTGGACAAAGCAAAAGCCAATCAGCTGACTGACGAAGAATGGAAACAGATTGTTGACTCTTATCAGAAAGAGTATCAATCAACTCTTCAGGATGACTTAGCCGCCGACATGGCAGCTCATGCTGCTACAAATACTCCTATCACTCAAGAGCAGATGGATCAGGTACAAGGTATTTTGGATAGTATTGTTAATCCAGGCCAGAATGCAACTCAAGATGGAGAAGAAAAGCCGGTAGTGCAGACTACTCAAACTCCGGCAACCGGTACCGACATTGTACAACTTGCTCAAGCCGTACAAGGCTTGGTCAACACGATGCAAAATAGTGCCACTGAAGATCGTCCCATTCAGACGGTAACCGCTACCACTGCCAGTTTTACAGGTCCTGCAGATCGCACGAAGTTCTTGTTTGGTATCGAAAATTCTATGTTTTCCATGACCGATCGTTGGAACCGTATTGCTGCTAATCCGGCAGCTGCAGCTTCTTTTGGAGCTTGGGATGAAGACACAGAAGGCGCTTCTTTCCGTAAACAGGCTGTAGCTTTCTCTCGCTCGTTGCAAAAACGCTATGCCTATTTGCACGCCAATGGCATGCTCGATGCCAAGAAATTGGCTGCCGGTGAATTTGGAACTAATTACGAAGGCGTTAATACTGCCGGAGTCGGTAACCAATTTGTAGTTCTCCGCCAAGATGCCTTGATTGCTCGTGTTCTCACGAAACGTGATCTCACTCAGTATTTCCCGGTACGCTACGGCATTCAGGATCATGACCTCGTATTCAACGCTTTCTTCTCTGAAGTTTCCCAGGCCTACCAGCAAGGTGAAATATGGAAGGGTGACATGAAGCTCGAAAACGAGATGGGACATGTTGATGATGCTATGATCAAACTCAAGTTCGGTCCAATGAAGGAACTGGAGCGCATGTACATCGGTTACTTAAACAAAGAGGGTTCTGATCCGATCAAGTGGAACATGATCGAGTTCTGCATCCTTAATTCCTTAGAAACCGCCCAGGTTGAGCAAAACAAACGCCGTATGCGTGGTATCTATGTAAAACCAGAGACAGGCGTTGCAGGTAGCTATCTGAATGCTTCTACAGGTGTTATTTACACATTACTCCGCTACATTCATGAGTTTAAGATTCTTCCTCATGATGATGAAGCTTATCGTGGATATACCGATGCCGATATGTTGGATGCTGTTCAGGATTTTGTTGCCGACATCATTACTTCCTGCACGGAAGATATGGACATTGACAACCATGTTCTGTACCTGAACAAAACCCATCAGCCTTGGTGGATCAAGAACGTTCGTGCCAAATATGGTAAGGATATCGACTTTACCGGACCAGACAGTTATAAGTATGTTGTTCCTGATACGAACGTACACATCATTTGGCTTCCATATCTTGGCCAGCTTCCTCTCATGTTTATGGATGTGCCCGGAAACATTCAGTTCCTGGAATACGTACCGGGTGAAATGCTGTCTATCAAGGTTAAAGAAGACATGGAACTTGTAAAAGCCTGGTCTACTTGGAAAGAAGGTTGTTCGGCTTCATTTACCGGCCGTCGTTTCGACAGCCTGGATAAACTTAAAGCAAACAACTACGAATGGCAGCAAATCTTCATGAATAAACCTGCTGTTGACATGGAGGCTGATGCCACCGCTGTAGATGCTTCCAAAGGTTTCTGGCAAATCACTGTAGCCAATACTGCAGCCAAAGCCATTACCGATATCACTAATGCCAAAGCCGGTGTCGCTTATATCATCGAGTGTGGATCAACCGAAAATGCAACCACCATTGCCAAAGCCGGTAAGTTTGCCGATATCACTGAGGCGTATACACCTACTAAGGTCGGTGACTACATTATGCTGATCTTGAACAGCAAAGGAAACTTCCTGGAACTCGAACGCCAAGTAGCCGGTGTCCGCAAGGTGAACGCTGCACTGCAGCCTAACATTCCAGGTGTAAGATAACCTTTGTTAGTCTGGTAATTAATTGTTTTTAGGTGACAGGGGCGGGTTATTGGCCCGCCCTTTTCTTTTTAACCCATCATTTTATTTAATATGAAAGCAAAGAAAATTTCAAATCCTTTTCGCAAAGGAAACCAAGCGGCTCGCAAAATGCAGCTCCGCTTCTTTCTCTCACTGATGACGTTGATTGCATTCGCCTTCGTTATCGGAATGTTTCTAGATCCTTCCTCTTCTCCCTTCTGCCTCTCAGGTTTCACCGGCACTTCATTCGCCGCCATGATGGCTATCGGTGACGTTGGAGATGTCTCCGACCGACAAACTCATGGCTCGAATATAGCATATAAGGTCTATTTGATTGAAATCTCCCAAATCAACCCAGATGTAACTTTTCCGAAGCCTAATGCAAGTAGGGAAATAGGTACTTTACCTATGAAGACCGGACAATATATGAAGTATTTTGAAGCCCATGATATACCTACATATACATCAACGGGTGAAAAAGGTGATATCACCACCAGTGGAGAGAATAATTTCGTAATGATTATGGGAGGTATGCGCGACCAACTTCTCACTTTTATTGAAGAACATGCCGGTGGCAAATTTATTGTTATATTCAAAGAAGTAGGAGAGGAGCAATGGTATATTCTCGGCAATTATGATCGACCAATGGTGCTTTCTTCTTATGAGTCCAAAAATGATAAAGATGGCCGCTATGTAACTTTCACATTCAAGCGTACCAGCATAGACCAATATTACAAGTACGCTGGCGATATCATCCGTGTTCCTGCAGCCAAGCATGCTGCTGACTCAGCAACCTTGGCGATATCTCCTCAGAACAACCGGTACGAAATCCCGAACGGATCCGCAGCGACTTACGCCATCAATGCGATATCAGGTCTCACAGCCAATGATAAAGGCCGGTACATTACTCTCGAAGGTACCGGTACTGACAAAGCTGCCACTATTGCCGATGGTACAGCCTTCACTCTCGAAGATGGTGCCACCTGGACGGCCAAGGCCGGTTCCTCCATCACATTCCGAGTTATGGACCCGGCTACACTCGTAGAAGTCCAAGGAACGCGTGTTCAGACAGCTTAATCATCATTAACAGGCTAACCAACTGATAAAATTCAGTTGAGTTAGCTTGTTTCAAATCCAACAAGCTATGTATAATTTCAAAGAAAAGAAACTTCATTTTAATGCCCTCCGCAATCCGGATGCTGCAGTATATGACCTTGAACTGTTGCGACAAGTTCGTCCCTGGCTTCCTCAACTGAGAACTTATGCTCGCGATCCGAAAAGATATGCAAGTGATATCCTCTATTCTCTCCTTGATCTGACGACTCGGGAAAGCATTCGTGCCTTTCGTCGTAAAAAGTTAGATGAGCTGAAAGCTGCTACTGAAGTTTCTGGTACCGCTACTGGGAATACACCTTCAGACGAAATCACCGCTACAGATGGTGATACTTCAACTTCTGATGAGACTGCCGGTATCGATGCCGGGAATACTCCTTCAGATGAAACCACCACTACAGATAGTGATACTTCAGCCTCTGATGAGACTACCGGTACCACTGACGAAAATACTCCAGAATCAGTAAAAATAGAGGCTTTGGAACAATCCCTTGAGGAAGCCGAAGAAAGAGCAGAAGAGGCCGAGCAACGTGCCGAAGAAGCGGAAGAGGCCCAGGAAGAAGCTGAAACTCGCGCTGAAGAAGCTGAACAAGCCCTGGATATCGAGAAAAAAAAAGAGCAGCCCAAAGCAGCTCCAGCAAAGTCCAAAAGCACGAGGAGTACCCGCAAATCGACTGGGACAACCTCTTCGATCCGCAAGTCCAAATAGCCACACTCATCTACAACGATCGTGTGGTCACTTGGAAACAAATGAAGCAGCTCGACGAAAGCCTGGATAAGAAACCGGTCAAACGTGACATCATGGACATGGTGGAACTCCGGATCCGAAACTTGCAGGCTTTCGATGAGCTGCAATCGTTCAACGACACTGGGAAGTTCCTCTACATTCATCCGCTCATAACTCATCAGTCAGAGAGAGCGCAACTGACGAAGTTACTGAAGACGGATCCGCATGAGTTCCTACGCCTGCACAAGAATGTAGCGGATAACATCCGCAGATACGAATCTTACCTGAAGCGAGCCGATCGGCAGACTCGGCGCTCTCAGGACAAAGAGAACCTCCGCCGCCATCGTGAACGTGAGGCCCTATTCAAAGCAATATTGCAAGATTTTAATTCAAAAGACTAAAATGGAAAAGCTAATAGAAGTATTTAATTTGGGTGGTTTGCCAACCGCCCCGCTGGATTCATTCTTGGAGCTTCAGGAAGACTTTAAGAAGTCGGATCCTGATAAGTTATCGAAACTGCAGATGCTCATCATCACTCGTGGTTTCAAGTATGCATTCAAAGCCTGGAAGGATCCTGACGGAAAACTCTGGATCATCGATGCCCATCAACGCCGCAAAGCACTGATCGCACTTCGGAAGGCTGGTTTCACCATCCCCAATATTCCCTATGAGCCCATCTTCGCCATTGACAAAAAAGAAGCTGTCGAAGAGATTGCCGCCTACAACTCCGAATTCGCCACTAAGAACCCGGACACCCTCTTATTCAAGAAGTACAATATCGACTCCGATACCCTCCAACGCTTCAACCTCGGATACGAAGTCAAAGCCACTGACTTTGGCCAGCTCTCCCCATTGTTTCCCCAGGAGCATGAATCCGATGCAGTAAATGAAGATGAAGTCGATTTCGACATTCCTGCAGCTGAAGATACCACCGCAATTGTAGCTCAACCAGGTGATATCTGGTTACTTGGCAATCATCGCCTGATGTGTGGCGATTGTCGATCCAAATCAGATGTCTCTGCGCTGATGAACGGCCAGCATGCTGACTTATGTGTTACGGATCCGCCTTATAATGTCAACTACGAAGGTGGTACTGAAGATGAACTTACGATCCAAAACGACTCGATGGAAAATGATTTGTTTGCCACCTTCCTCAAGCAAGTGTTCTCCATCATGTTTACCATTCTCAAGCCTGGCGGCTCTTATTATATTTTCCATGCCGACAGTGAAGGGGAGAACTTCCGTGCCTCTCTCCGGAAAGCAGGTCTCAAAATAGCCCAATGCTGCATCTGGGTAAAGAATACGATGGTCATGGGACGCCAAGACTACCAATGGCAGCACGAACCTTGCCTTTATGGCTGGAAACCTGGCGCCGGCCATCAATGGAACTCCGATCGTAAGCAGACCACTGTCTGGAACTTCGACAAACCACAGCGCTCAAGCCTTCATCCCACCATGAAGCCTATTGCCCTCATGGCATATCCGATATCCAATTCAAGCACTCCCGGCCAGATAGTAGTTGATCTCTTCTCCGGATCCGGATCAACCCTCATGGCCTGTCAACAGATCGATCGTATCTGTCATGCGATGGAAATAGATCCGCGTTATGTTACAGCCACAATCCACCGGTATCGTGCCATGTTCCAGGAACAACCCATCCGACTGATCCGGAATGGAGAAACCCTTTCAGCTGAAGATACCAAATCTCTGTTTACATGAAAAAAGAACTCACCCCAACCTCCGATGTAGATAAGGCAACCCTTATCGGTGACGAGTATGTATCTCAAGTGCGCACCTTCGGCGCACTCGGATACACTCCCCATCGCATTTGCTCTCTTCTTGGCCTCCGAGGTAAAGAGAAGATAGCTCTAACCATCCGCCTTACCATGCCCGGTGATGTTTACAACGACGCCTACCGCAACGGATGTGCTCTCGGCGAATACAACATAGATGCCGAACTCGCCAAGAAAGCTGAAGCTGGAGATGTAACGGCTATTGAAACACTTGAAACCCGCAAGAAGGAACGTACTGTTAAAGACCTTAGAAATCAACTCTTTGGAATATGAATAAACTCGACACCCTTGATAAGATACATCCGGACCTAATATCTGCTTTCCTTACCACTGGAAAGTGTGATGGAATTGCGCCCGACGTACAAATCTTTTTGAAGCAGCTTCAATGGGCTGCCGAAATCTATGAGTACGAACGTAACATAACACGTGCAGCAAAGCAGCTACGTCAACGTATCAATGCACAACAGCAGATAAACATTGATGAACGTACCTGCAAAGCCCGTATCTATGCTGCAATAAACTACTTCAGCATTGATAACAATGTATCTATCAAAGTATGGGAGTCCAACTATGCCGACAAATATGAAGACTTAGCCAAGCTTTGTGCTGCAGCTGAAGACTATAAAACAATGGGCAAGTGTTACTCCGCCGCCCTGGAGTGCCGCCGCCGTGCCTCCGAAATAGCTGAAGCTGATCGTGATTTAGGTATTGTTTTTCTTATCTCTCCAGAACTCAGTTCTGAAGACCTTGGATACAGCAAGGCCTCATTAAAAGAAATTGCAGCCAAGCATAACAAAGGTTTTTATCTCAATCTCATCGACAGCCTTCCTATTGAAAAAGTAGAGAAAAAACGTCTCCTTCGTGATGCTGATATCCAGGAGGCAGAATACGAAGAACTAAATGAGGAATAATATGGGAATAGAACTGTATAGCCAATCTTCAAGCTCTCTCTCATCTCCAGAGACTACCTTCGATGCGACAACGAGCTTCGAATCCTACTACATGAACCAGATGCAAATCTTAGCCAATGTAATCGATCCGAATAATCTATATGCAGAAGTTGCACGCGCCGGTGGCAAGACTGAAGGTATTACCGGTCCCCGCATTATTCGTGTGGCCAATGATATGCCCGGTGAACTTTCCTTCCTGGTACATAAGACCTACGTCGCTCTCATGACTAATGTTTGGCCCAACCTACAGGCATATTTCTCCAAAGAAGTTACCGTTGGCGGAAAGGTACGCTCCATGCTTGAATACGGCATCGATTATGTAGTCGGTGAAGCCAAACTCCCTTCACACTTCCGCCGTCCCCGATATCCGATATCGTACCCCAAGCACAGCGTTGTTTTCCGTGATGGCCACCACATCCAATTAGTAAGTTCCGATCAACCGGAATCAGTCGCAGGCCGATCGGCTGTTCATGCAATCATCGAAGAAATGAAGCACAACAAGGGTGAAAAACTGAAAACCCGTTTGTTCCCTTCACTTCGTGGATCCAGTGCTGAAATCCGCCGCTCAACATATTACCAAGGTATCACCGGTGTATCTGATACCGCTCGCGTTGACTTGGGAGAGGACGATTGGTTTGAAGAATATGAGAAACACATGGACCATAAGCTACTTGAAGAAATAGCTACTGTTGCTCTTCATGTAAATGCCGCTATCTATCAGAAATACAGATTAATAAATTCACAGCGTGAGACAACCAATCCTGTTACTCTTGAGCACATCCGTCTCGAAATCATAAAGCAAGACCGCATCATTGCACTTTGGAAACCACGCCTGGCCGACATGCGTCGAAATGCAACTCTTTACATTCGCGCCAGTTCTTTCTGTAACAAGGATATTTTGGGTCCTAAATTCTTCAAAACCCAGCTCGAAACCCTCGATATGGATGAGTTCCTTACTTCTATTTGTGCCATCCGTCACAAAGAAGTAATTAACAAATTCTTTGCTAACTACAACAAAGAAAAACATCAGTTCGCCGATAGCTATATTTACGAGTCCATCCTGAAACTTGACCTCCGGGAACACTTCATCCTCACGGCTCGTTACCTGAAGTATTACAGTAAGCACGATGAACTTCTCGTTGGCTATGATCCCGGCCACTTTTCTTCCTTGACTGTTGCCCAGGAAAAAAACTATGGTCGCCAGCTCCGGATCCTAAAAGAGTTCTATTGCTGTTATCCAGATGAACAACCGGAACTCTCCCGCCAGTTCTATGAGTTCTTTGGTCCGGACTCCATAAACAAACGCATTATTCTATATCCCGACCGTGCCGGTAACAAACGTCGTGAAGAACTGGAGCAAATCACCACTGACAGCCGGGCACTAAAGCGTGAGCTTGAAAGTTATGGCTTCGAGGTTGAACTAATGAACGAGGGCCAGTCTACAATTTACTATTGGCAACAATTCAAACTGTTGCTACTTATTTTTGGTGGCCGCAGTAATGCCCTGCCGGAAATCTTGATAGATGAAAACGAGTGCAAAAACCTTTGCAGCTCTATCATGCTGTCACCACTGAAGAAAACAGAGGGCCGCATAGAGCTTGATAAATCATCAGAAAAGAAAGTACCGTTAAAGAACCAGGCCGGACTAACAACACAGCTTCCCAGCTCCTTAATTTACCTTCTTTTTGGCCGCTATGGAAACAAAGTGCAAAGCGAATTATCATCAATGCCGGATAATTTACCCGATAACTTTGCTATATAGTAGTTCTTTTTCACCCTAAAAATGTATCAGTAAAAGTATAATAATGGGACTGTTTGACATCCGAATAATATCTAATACTTTGGGAAATAGCCCTTTGCTTTTGAAAACTTAAAACGTATTTTTCTTGCAAGGCGCATACCTGCACGCACCGCTGAGTTTTCCCTTTGCCGCTCACCCCCTCCCGAAAATTCCGAAAATATGACAAACCCCGGGTGCGTCCTTTTGGCGCACCCCGAAACCCACTACTTTCGGGCATGGAAATGACGATGACAGGTATTCAGGCGATGCAATGGGCTAAAGAGATCTCGAAGCTCCCTAATGGATGCTTCACCATTGCCTTCTTCCCATGCTCAAGGCATAGAGGGGAGGCAATACCTAATCTGACGGTTAAGGAAGGATGCAAATGGCGCACCCAACTTCCGGAGGAACGGTTTAGCATTGATAGTGATAACTTCTTTCTCTTCAGTGATGCAGATGGTGAGCCAAAGATGTGCTACCGCATACTGATCCGGTATATGGGCTTTCCACAAGATGGTTTCAAACTTCATAAAATAGATTGGCTATGAGTAAAAGCAACCTTAAAATGGTAGGCAACTACGGTTGCTATCTTGACGACGATAATGTAATATCATTTCAAATCGGTGATACGCCACTCTCGTCAGTGCTGGATCCTGATCCTATGTTTCCGGTACTTAATGATAGCAATTTTCCGGATATGCAATGGCAAAGCATCCAGGGATTCCAAGTCTGTAGTCGTGGCTTCAACAATCTGAAGTGCGAAGAGATCGCCTCAGATATCAAGAAGAATCGACTACTTCCTCGCTTGATAACCAAGCAGGTTAATATGTTGTATGGGCATGGGCTTAGCGTGTACAAGCCTACGATTGTCGATGGCAAATTGCAGAAAGAATGGGTTGATTGCCCTACTGTCACCGATTGGCTTAATAGCTGGAAGGATCGTGGTCTCGAATCGGATCATAAAGAGGTTGCCAAATCTATCATTAAGAACTACTACTATTTCCGTGATTTCTTTGTAAAATGGCGGTTTACAATAGGGAAGGGTAGAGGAGTACTTCCTGTTGCCGGTCTTGAAATAATGGAAAATAAGCATTGCCGCTTGGCAACAACAAAGAAGGATGTTGCCACCGATATAGTTTATTATAAGGACTTTCGACATATAGCAGTAGGAAGATGGGGCTACGGAACTTCAACTTTCCGTATCTATCCTAAATTCAATCTGACAGAGGTTGGTAATTACAAGTTTGCAGCGATATCACACCATCGTGAAAAATCTGTTGATGAGTTCTACGGGGTGAATGAAACACATGCCGGAACGAAGTCGTATATCAAAGGTTCTAATGATACCGCCGATTATATAAACTCGTTCCTCCGTAATTCCTTGGCTGCTAAGATTCATATTATCATTCCTAACGCCTGGCTTGAGTCTAAACGAAACCAAATCTCCAAGCTCTGTGAAGAAAACAAACAACGCAAAAAAAAAGAAGAGAAACTTCTGGAATACAATGGTATTGAGATTGGCGTAGTATTCAAAGAGTCAACGCTTATCAAATATTTGCAGTCGGAACTCCGCAAAATATCCCGCTATCTTTCCGGAGCGGATAACCAGGGAAAAGCCTATGCAACTATCAGCTTTAAAAACAGCCAAGGCGAGGAAGAACGTTGGAAAATAGAAACTGTCGATTTGAAATATAAAGAATATATCGACGCCCTGATATCCTACGATAAACGTGCCGATGAAGTCTTACTCTCCAGTGTGGGCCTTGATTCTTCAATTTCGAGCGTCAGCAAAGATGGAGTTATTTCCAAATCGGGTGCTGATGCATATTACAACTATCTGATCTACATTATGTCGCTCACCTCTGAAGACGAAATTTGTACAGAACCATTTAACCAGGCTCTGCAGATAAACTTTCCCGATTTATACAGTCAGGGATATCGCCTTGGCTTCTATCGTGAAGTTCCGGCCCGCCAAGAAGAAGTATCACCCAAAGATAGACTTAATAAGCAACAGTCATGACAATATTACAAGAACTATTTCCTACCATCGCGGAGTTTCGCAAATACGCTCCGTATGCCGAAAGTAATATAACCTTCGATCAGCTCAACTCATCAGCAGTTTCAGCCAAAAAGATGATGATTATTATACTAACGAAAGATGTCTATTCTGAGATTGTGAAGGTTGATGGAGAGCTAAAGGAGGCCTTATGTATGGCTATGGCCAATTTGACAATGGCAAAGCAACTCATATTCGATATCGTTTCTAAGCGTAAAAATGATGTCGATATCTACAAGCATGAGCAGGAAACCATGCGTCGCTCATTTATTGAAAACTACTTCAATGCGATGGATACAGTAATCCAGTTGCTCGATACTGAAGATAAATTCCCTTCCTGGAAAGAAACCCGCTACAAGAAACTTCTTGATGGACTTAGAATTCAAAGTACCGAAGATTTCGATATGCTATACTCCATCGACCTCTCTTATCTCTTTTTCTTCCGGACAATACCTATTCAGAAAGAAGCTCTGGACGATGGCCTATCCGCCTACTTTGAACGAGCAGAAGGTAAAGAGGATGTATTGCGGATGCTTCATCGATGCCTGGCAAAACAAACCATTGCCATTGCACTCCGACGTTTTGATATCATTGAGTTTCCGCCTACGATCCGGAGCCTGTTCGATGATTCCAAGGCAAGTCGATCCGGAAAAGATGAGCAGGAACGCATGCTTGCTTTATCCGCCTCATTAATGGATGAAGTGAAACAAGAATTAGCCAATATCGACCTGATACTCACTTCGGATTCTTCCGGATCCGTTGATACTAACACTTCTTTTAACCGTCCTGATGACATAATATTAGTGATGCCATGCTAAATCCTACCATTGACTTTATGGCGAAAGGAGTTCAATATAGCATTCCTAATACCTGGGAAAGCCTTACTCCATATCTTTTCCGATCACTGATCCATGATATATCCTTGATGGCCCAAGGCAAACTCTCGATTGCTATGGTCCGCGTGAACTATGTGTGTCGTGTTATGGGGTGGCAACTCAAAAAAATAAAGGACTCTGATGGACTGGCTAACTTAACCTGGCTGGCCGAACAAGTAACATTTCCATTCACAATTGTCTATCCGAATAACGATGCTGCTCTTCAGGATCTCGATCCTGAAACACGAAAGTTATGTAAGCGCATTCCTCCACATCGCCTAACAGGCATCACCATTGCCAGATATCTGAGTAAGCAGCCTTATAACTATGCTGTTGACTCATGCTTTTGTAAACAGCAGATCCCGGCAATTCGCATCGATGACGACGAGCTGTATTCAGCCTATAATATAGATACCTCGTTCAACCGGCTCACTTGCTCTTTGACAGCTCTTCAGTTTATCGAGGCTCGCTCCCTAATCGGCGGATCACTGGATCAACTTCCACTTCTGGCCGCTATCCTTTACTATCCGGAGCACTACTCTTCTGATGGAGCTCATGCCCTTGCACACAAGTTTGTAAATCTGCCGACGGATGAGTTGACGGCTATCGCCTTTAACTTTCAGGCATTCGTTAATTATCTATTTACCAAAACCGAATTCAAGTTACTTACAGAGGCTAAGAATACCAAAGAGTCTGCCATTTCTACCGGTGCTCTTGAGTCTCTGTATAACTTGAGTTCTGATGGTCTTGGCGACGTTTATACCGTCGAGCGAATGAATATTCTCCAATACTTGACCATTCTTCGTAAGAAACTCATTGATACCGTCCGAAGCCTTCACTCAGCTAAGATGGAAAAGATAGACATTGCGAATGAAACCGGCTTACCCATTTACATAATAAATGATATACTATGATTCTGAAATTATTAAAGTACTTCGCTCAATACCCTCAGAAAGAAGGGGTGATCTCCATGTTTAGCAATGGGGCAAGCCAGTTCCCACAGTACTCCGCTCTGCTTGAGTACGTGAAAGGACTTCCGGCACCGTTCATGCCAGCACTTGAGAATCTTGTTTTCGGCCAATCATACGATGATGTAAAAAGGCGTGTGAATGATATCACGGGTAATTATCTCTTCATTGATTTTGGAGAATTCTCCTCGTCCCGGGATTCCCGAAACTCCATTTTAGACCAACAGAAGCTGGCGGCTACTATCGCCATGAAGCTTACCGACTCAGCCGATATGATCGAAGTCGCCATTGCCTCGGATATCACCTTATCCCTTCTTGCTTCTCTCCGGAAGAAACTCATCCTGGACTCTCGTGCGGAAAATTGCCCTTGGCTGGATAAAATATCCGATAATCACGATATCGTTCCTTTTGTTTCTCCGGAGTTTAAATCCATAGGCTGGACACTCATGTTCAGTTCCTCTGCAGCTGATCTTTTCGATACTAAATCGTCCTTTAGAGAATAGTAAATCCCCGATATCTTAGCAAGAAAATGAAAGCAATGAAAAAACTCACGGTACAATTAGCTGTCGCTGTCTTCCTTACAGTTTCAGGTATGGTACTTATTTTTAGTGGTTTCTGGGTTTCACCTCGAGGTGAGATACACAATTCGGTATTGGTAGCTTTTGGAGAGGTCAGCACATTCGCTGGAGCACTCTTTGGAGTTGATTACCGATACCAGGTACGAATCTTTAAGAAAAAGGAGGTAAAAGATGAAAATCCTACTTGACAATGGACATGGAGAGAATACAGCAGGTAAACGTTCACCACTTTGGCCGGATGGTAGCCAATTATTTGAATGGGCCTATACTCGTGAAATAACGAGTAGAATATTTTCAGAACTTACAAAACTCGGAATTGACTCAGAACTAATTGTTCGAGAATCCATCGATGTACCTATTCGCGAGCGAGCTCGACGCGTGAATAGTATTTGTAAGAAAGTTGGTATTCGTAATTGTTTTCTAATATCTATTCATTGTAATGCCTTCAATGGTAAAGCCCGTGGCTGGGAAGTTCACACTTATCTTGGTAAGTCCAAATCCGATGAATATGCTACTATTTTCTGGAATACGGCTCACGATATCCTGAAGGATATTACTCCAATGCGTGCAGACTTTTCCGATGATGATCCGGATTGGGACACTAACCTTGGTATCCTTCGTGAAACTTTATGTCCGGCCATTCTTACTGAAAATCTTTTCATGGATAATCAGGAAGATTGTCGGTTTCTTCTTTCTCCTGAAGGTAAAAAGGCTATTACTGAAATTCACGTACAATCCATTCTTAAGATAGTGTTATCATGAATTTTGTTCATAATATATTGATTGTGTTGTTTATCTTACTCCTGATCGTGGGCTGTCGAAGTTCGCGATCAGGAACCTCACATTCCGATGTCCAAACTAACCACCTCAAAGAAACCCGGAAAGATTCCATAGACTTCAATGCAAAGTTTGCCCGCTACCTGCATGAGCAAGAATCTAACCTCGCCGTCCGGATCGTGGAGTACTTCCCTCCGGAAACTGGTGACACTGCTTCACATGGTCCGGTCAAATCTGTAACCGATATTGATCTATCTTCCAAAAGCAAGTCCGATTCCACAATCAGTCAGAAGCAGTTTATCGCCAGTTCCGATACCACCTCGGAGCAATCTCATGAAATAGCAAAGGCAGAAACGACCTATCAAGTGAAAGCCCAGTCTTGGTACGAGCCCTTCATTCCCTACCTTGTTTTAATCCTCCTGGCTACCATTATTTATTACTTCCGTCGCAAAAACTAATCACTTTTTAGCTCAAGCTAAACAAAGCTAAGTAGCTGATAATAAAGAAGATATTACTACGTTGTGTGCGTTAATAGTGTTACCTTAGCTGTACAATAATAAAGGTAAATCATTATGAACGAACAAGTTACAAACATTCTCAATCAGAACATAACGAAGACAGCGAAAATACAACAGCTCCTTCTTTTAGGTTTAACCCGCCGCCAGGTAGCCGACTTGGTAACCAACGGAAACTACGGTTTCGTGCAAAACGTTTACAAAAAAATGCTTGAGGCAGGCACTTTTAACCATCAACCTACAGCTGCAATTCTTTCTGAAATAGACTACACTTTTAACCGCCGCTTCGGCATCGAGATTGAAGCCTATAACTGCGATAAACATCACCTCGCCTGCGAGCTTCGCGAGGCCGGAATCAACGTAGTAGTTGAGGGTTACAACCATGACACGCGCGACCATTGGAAGCTTGTAACAGACGCCAGCCTTAGCGGAAACAACACTTTCGAGTTGGTAAGCCCGATACTGCAAGGAGAGGCCGGACTACAGGAGTTACAAAAAGTTTGCTGGGTACTTGAGTATTGCAATGTAAAAGTGAATAACAGCTGCGGCCTACACATCCACATGGACGCTGCAGACTTTACCATCGAGACTTGGCGCAACTTGGCAATAACCTACCGCCGCCTCGAGCCGGTAATCGACGGATTTATGCCGAGCAACCGCCGCAATAATATCTACTGCAAAACTCTTTCCAATATATCTGAAAGTCGCATTCGGGAGGCCCAAAACATCACACAGCTACGCTCAGTCTTTGGAAACGCCCGCTACCACAAGCTGAACCTCGAAGCCTACGCCCGCCACCGCACAGTTGAATTTCGCCAACATGGCGGTACAACCAACTTCACAAAAATGGAGAATTGGATACGCTTTGCCGCAAACATGATTACCTTTGCACAACAAGGTATGGTTAACGCAGGATGCCAACTATCAAGCATTCCTTTTTTAACCGCCGACCAAAAAATATTTTTCAAACTCAGAACTAAAAAGTTAGCATAATAATGACAACAACCTACATTTTGCAGGACGGCGGTAAAATTACCGCCACCTGCGCCGCCGATTTTGTAACCAAGTTACGCGAAAGCAGCCGCTTCGATAGTGAATGTACCGACCAGGATTACATGTACCATTTTGCCGACCGATTTCACGATCAGACTGGCCATGTAATCCGCGCCGATTCCCCAGAACACTTTTTGGAGGATTTGTCTACTTATGGTTACGTAAATGTTAAATAATCAATCTAATAACATTTTTGTTATTGAATTAATTGGATGCTAATAATAAAAATGTTATTTTTGCATTGTCATTAAGACAAGAGATCTCAATGAGTAATGACAAAGAGCTAAAGGCTCGGATAAAAGAGCTGGAAGAAGACCTGCAATTTTATCTCCGCAGACATCATCAACTGTCTTCAAGAAGCAGGAACATGAAAGCGGTGGTTGAAGCAGAAATCAAACGACTCGAAGAGGAAATCAAGAGTTTGGGTGGTAAGCTGTATTGACCAGAAGGAAAACCGCCCTTGTTGGCCACAAGGGCGGGATTCCTTTCGTTGGACTTAAAACTTTGTTATATGGATAAAACTGAACGTTTTTTTGAGTTGAAAGAGCTTTGGAAAAAAAGTGATGAAGCCCATCGTGTTGAAATTGACAAAGAAATTTCGGAATTGCTGGAATCAATGGATACAGAAGATGATGAAAGGCTTTTGGAAGGCGTCAAACAAGACTTTGCAAATATCCACAATAAATTAGAGGATGTTCGGCAAGAAGTATTGCGTGATAAAATGAAAGAAGTATTGCCAGCAATATCCGTCTCATACATTGCCCGTAAATACTTTGGTAAATCCTCTTCTTGGTTTTATCAACGCCTCAATGGTAACAAAGTAAATGGCAAAGAAGCTACTTTTACTCCTAATGAATTGAGTACATTGTCTGCTGCATTAAATGATATAGGAAAGAAATTAAGCGCTATGAGTGCTGTATTGTAACAATGCATCCTAGAAAGGAGCATCGTTTTTAAAAACACCAAAATTTGAGGGTAAAGTTCGTATAAAGAACGCTGAGTATTTATTGAATACTATTATTCTCCCTCTGATTTAAAGGGCTTCTACGAGTTGGGAGCCTTTTTCTTTGTTAATTAAATACTATTCACTACATTTGCCTTTGCCAAAAATAAACCACTCCATCAACTCCTCATATCGTGTAATCCGTAAAATCGGGTTCCGGGTGGTTCCGGTTGGCACACGATATGAGGAGTTGAGATTTACTATATTATGGAAACAGATAATACTCAAGTCATTGTAAACAAACTTAATTCGTTAGAACTCAACACATATCCTAGAGAAGAAATACTATCCTCATTTCAGGGATTACGGACAATTGTTCCTACAGTTGCAGCAACGCTTGAGTGTGGACGGATTGTAGTAAGAGGAACTTCTTATAACAGTACTGACAATTTCTCCCAAATATCCAGATTTTCATATAAACCTAAACATCTTAATACTACCTATCAAAGGGCAAGTATACCTCAAAATACCATGTTTTATGGAAGTATTACTTCCAATATTCAGGAAGAACCCAATGCAAGAATGTGTGTGTTAGCTGAAATTGGAAGAACTTATAGAGAGGGAGTACCTAAAGAAACATTAATGTTTAGTTCATGGACTGTAATTAAGCCTATAAATCTAATTGCAATAATTCAAAGTGAAGATTATCCAGCTCCTTGTTTACAAGTGTTGTTACTTCAAAGACAGTATAAAAAATATTTTAGTGAATTCTCTGGACGAGATTTCATGAATTATATTGCATCACAATTTGCACGAGAAGATATTCACAATAATGAAGATTATAAATATATGATATCTGCCTGGTTCTCAAAAATTGTATGTGATGGTGATTACGATGGTGTTATATATCCAAGTGTTAGAATTGGTGGAGCGGGAATGAATGTAGCTATAAAACCGCAAGCGGCTGATGAGAAATTAAAATTCTTTGGAGCTGCAAAATGTAACGTTGTAAAGGAAGGAAAGAATATTTCGGTAATAGAACAAGAGGTTACTTTTTTTCAAGAAGATGGTACTTTAGGCTATAGACCAATAACTCTGTCTCTTATACACATCTGACGCTGCCGACGAATAGCCT